TTTTAGTAACAAGCGTTGGTTGCATTTCTTTATGCTCTTCGTTCCCGTCATGGGTCTCTGGGTCAGTTCTATCGGTATTATTGGACTCGCTCTTAATCTTCGTGCTTACGACTTTGTATCTCAGGAGATTCGTGCAGCAGAGGATCCAGAGTTTGAGACTTTCTATACCAAAAATATTCTTCTGAATGAAGGACTTCGTGCTTGGATGGCACCTGCCGACCAACCACATGAAGACTTTGTATTCCCAGAAGAAGTTCTGCCACGCGGTAACGCATTGTGAATCATTATCTTCTTTTTGTATATGGTGTTTGCTTCGCCCTTATTGGCGGAGCTGCATTTGCAATGATGTGGGCAAATATTATGTCACTTGACCTTAAACCCAGATCAAGAAAGCAAAGACACCCTGAAGCACCTGAAGCAGGAGAAGAAGTAATGTATGTCGATCTAGAAAAAGAAAAACTAGAAGACTTATATGATAAATATTAAAAAGGGAGAATAAATGGAACCCGGTCATACTCACCCCGCCACTCACCTGGCGGGGTTTCTTCTTGCCTGTTTAGGTGTTATAATTCCTGTGTTAGCGATTGTGCTGATTTAATGACTACAGTTTTAAACTACTTGACATCATTTTGGACTGTTGTAATATTGAACTGCGTTCACCCTGTGAACTGGGAATATTGTCTTCCGGTTCATGAGTGGTTGCTACCAGAAATTAAACAAGGCGTTGAAATTTATTTTGACAAGCAAATGAATTTCTTGTATAAATCAGAAAAAGAATTGTTGGAGAACTTTGAATGAAGATTTTTTTAGATACTGCTGATACTGATATCATCAGTAAGTATTTCAGCACTGGATTAGTGGATGGAGTTACAACCAATCCAACACTCATTATGAAGAGTGGTAAGAATCCTGAGGATGTATATCAAAAGATTAAAGACATTGGTGTTCAGGACATCAGTATGGAAGTCGTAGGATCTGATCTTGAGATGTATGATGAAGGCATCAGATTGTATGAAAAGTTTGGTAGTGTTGCCACAATCAAAGTTCCTTGCACACGCGAGGGCCTGATCGTCTGTAAGCGTCTTTCAGAGCAAGGTATCAAGGTCAACGTCACACTCATCTTCAGTGCCGCTCAGGCAGTCCTAGCAGCGAAGGCAGGGGCAACATATGTTTCTCCCTTTGTAGGACGCTTAGACGACCAGTCAGTGGCAGGTCTGGAGGTCGTGAGATCTATCTCTGAACTGTATCGTATCCATGGTATGAGAACTCAGGTTCTGTCCGCATCTATTCGTAGTGTGCAACGTGCTGTTAGATCCTGGTATAACGGTGCTGAGATTTGCACGATGCCACCTAAGGTATTTGATCAAATGTATGATCACATCCTCACAGATAAAGGACTTGAGATCTTTGATAATGATTGGAAGGAGGTTCAAAAGTGACATTCACGGTCTATTCAAAAGACGGTTGTCCCTATTGCACCAAGATAGAGCAGGTTCTTCAGTTAGCAGAACTTAAGTATGTCATATATAAACTTGATAGGGATTACACCCTAGATGAGTTTCATGATAAGTTTGGAAAGAAATCATCCTTTCCAAAGGTAACAAATGAGGAAAAAATTATTGGAGGGTGTGCTGAAACTGTCCAATATCTGCGGGAGAATCAGTTGGTTTAATGTCTACACTTAACCTATACGAAACATATACGGATGTAGAAAAGGCTATAGACCTTGCATTCTCTGGACATTTCGTGTTAAAATTCTACGACTATCTTAAAATTAAAAAAGTAAAAAAAGTTGAGATCGAAGAGTTTATTAAAAGTTCTACTGCTAAAGAATTAAATGACTTAGTGGTAGACCTAGATGATTATCTAGAGGGTGGTAATGACAATATGCACAAACAACTCCGTGAGGGTTATGGACATATTTCAAAACCACAAGCAAGAAAGATAAGAAATTATCTTAATCAAATTTTAGAAGATGCTTTGAGGTATGATCATGATAGGAGGCGAGGAAGAAGAAAAAAAGAAACTAAATAATCACAATTCCCACAACATCAATCGTGGGGTTGAGTTGCTACTACGCAACAGGAGGAAGAAACCAGAACCACCAAAAACCTTTCAGGTGAAGTTTGGAAAAATGGTATCTCTTTTCCGTAGAGAAATTGTTTTACACATGAACTTCTATCTGGATATCAGAAAGAAATAGTCTCTGGAGGACAGAAGATGTTAGCAGTAACCCTTACGTTTGGAACATTACTCTCTATTATGATGTTTTTTGTAGGAGGTGTGGTAGGATGGCTAGCGAAAGAGCACATCTATCAAACCCAACCAGTTTACACGCACCCAGAGATGTTTGATGAAAATGGTAATGTGTTACCAGATGAAATTTTAGCAGTACGATTTGAAAACGATTATGACGACCACGAAGAAGACGACGCCTAAAAGAAATTTTAGCGTTAAGGCAATGAAATTACCCCCCAACCCATTTCAACATGAGATTCTTGAGTTGGTTGACAAGCAGAGAACAAAGGCGAAGAGAATTGAGTTTCTGAAAGAATATGATAACGATGCACTCAAGGCTCTCTTGATTTGGAACTTTGATGATAGTGTTATCTCCTTGCTTCCGGATGGGCATGTTCCTTATAAGGAAAATGAAGTTCCTGTTGGAACAGATCACACCAGTCTTCGTAGAGAGTATAGACAACTCTATCACTTTGTGAAAGGTGGCAATGATGGTTTGAGTTCTCTTCGTAGAGAAACTATGTTTATTCAGATGTTAGAAGGTCTTCATCCTGAGGAAGCAGCACTTCTTTGCTTGGTAAAAGATAAGCAACTTGGAAAGAAATATAAGATTACTAAAGAAATGGTTTCGGAAGCATTTCCGGATATCACTTGGGGAGGTCGTTCTTGATGGCAAATAAATTGGGAGAGGCACCCGCAACATCGGAATGGACATCGGAAGAGAAGGAAAATATGGTTCAATCATATGGGTGCCATCTTATTGCAGAGGGAGCTACACCGGAACAAATTCAAGACAAAAAATTACCTACGGATACTTTACAAATAAAATATAAATTCAATGATAAAGTTAGCATTGATTTGTGTAGAGGTAAGAAGGTAGATGTCTTTGATCTTTATTATGATAAGTTTGGAAAGGAATCATTGATTGCCATTGACTGGGCACATGGAACAGTGAGTCCTAAAATGTGGGGATACAAACCACCGGAAAAGAAAAAGAGAAAATGAAAGACGATAACATTAGAGATCAAATTAATGAGTTGATCAGAGATGAAATCCAAGAAGTAATTAATGATTACGTTGATACTCGTGATTCAACCCAGAAGAGTGGACTTGGATTCGTCGATGAAGAGGACGAGTTAAAAGTTAAGATATCTAATCGAGAGATTGATAAGATCATAAGGGAATATAAAAAAATTAAGAAGAGTGAGAGATCAAATTTATCTCACATCAAAAAGTTGAAGTTAGTTGACAAGAACGGAAGACCTCTATGAAAGATCTAGTGATCATCTACTCTAATGACAATCAAGAATGTGAACGTGCTGTGTCTTTTATTGAAAGTTTAAATAAAGACTACTTAGTATATAAATTAAATCAACATTTTAGTCAGAGATCATTTGACCAGGAGTTTGGTAAGAAGGCAGAGTATCCTCAGATTGCAATAGGATACAGACATGTTGGTGGTCTTAAAGAAACCTTAAATCACATGAGAGAGACAGGACAGTTTGGTAACACCTGATACAACACTACTTGACTATATAATATATGAGGTCTATAATAAGACCTGTCGTTCATCCCTTCGGGGACGCAAGTAAGTCGCGGAACGGAGCGTTCATCTCATGGTTGACTTCCTACTTTATTCAAGTCTTTTATGCGAAGACGCTGATGCCATCATGCTCAGGGTCAAAGCAAATGAGAACTTGAATGATATTGTTAAAGTTGAATTGATTAATACAATTCAGGAGGCAACTCCTAATTGTCCATGGGACGCAAACGACTAAAGGAACGGACCTAAAAATCCAACTACTTTAGGAGTAAACTAATGAACACACTCAACCTCATTAGAAAGCAGATTCAAAAAGCATCTGCACTTCACGACGCACAAGTTCTCCATACCACTTATCGTGGTGTTGAGTATGATACTCGTTGTGTAGAATCAAAAGAGACTCACGGTACTTTCTGCTATCGTGGTCGCGTCTATAGCAAGTGACATGGAAGCCCTACAAGTAACAGGGATTGTATCCCTCTCTTCTGTAGTGTTGATGTCCTTGATATACGGTGAGATTAAACTACTTGCCAAGTAAGTTAGAGGGGTTTCTACCCCTCTTTTTTTGTCTTTTTGTAACGAATTAACAAATGTTAGTGAATTAACACAAACTATTATAGATAGTATAGAATTAAGGTTACCTGCCTATGCACTGATTCTATATTCGTTGTTATACTAATGTATGGAGAGTGAACATGCACAATCTTATTTCTCGCAACCAATTAGCAGAATGGAGCCACTTTGATGATACAGATACCAGTGAGTTAGATTTAGTAAATGATTATTTTGATTGTATAATTGAATGCGAAGAAGATCAACAAACCTGTAAACGAGTATGTAGGAATCTTTTAATTTAAAGTTCGGGGGCATTGCGACCCCCGTTTTTTTATGATATAATGTAGGGCAAGCGATATTACTTTATGGAAAAAGACAAACTTAAGTTGATCGTCCGGAACCTAGAATTGCTTGTAGATGCTTTGAAATCAGAAGTTTATTCTGATGTTACTGCATACGAGTATGAAAACATCGCACCATATCTAACAGACTACGACGAAGTATTTGATGAAGGAGATGATGACGGATACCCCGATTAAATTAATTAGCGTCACTCCAGACGCAGAGAAGCATATGGC